TCAGCTGAGTGCCTTTTTTGCGTTGGCGATTTTGCTGTCTTTTGCTCGAATACCGTCATTGATAAGATGATAGATAGCATTGATTGTCTTCTCGCCGACAATGCCGTCAACCGTGACCTTACCTGCTCTCTGTGCTTCTTTGACGGCCTTCAAAGTGCCGTCGCCGAAACCGTTTGAATTATCGACTTTTGTTTTAATGATTTTCATGTTGTATAAAGTAATCAACTGTTTCTTGAATGCAAGTGTTGCCGTATTGTGTGAACCGAATTTAATCATTTCCTCATTCTCCTTATTTGATGTTTTACCGCCGAGCTGTGCGGTTACTTCGTCTGCAAGATTGCCGAGCCTGTTATAGAGCCAGTCGCCCGGACAGGATTTATTTGCAAACCACCTATGTACAGTCAAGACCATTTCGCCTGATTTTGGCGAATAGTTTAAAGTTTTGTCCTCGTTACCGAACCAAAGCAGTTTAGTCTTGCCGTTACGCTTGCAGATGTCAACGCAAAGTGCAATAAGTTTGTTGTACACTTTACTGTTCATGGTGTACGGAGCTACTGTGTCGCTTGCACATTCGATTGTAACTGCACGCTGGTCATTTGCGTTTGATGAACTACACCAAGAGCGGTTGCTCTCATCGACACAGAGCAACACTCTGCCGTCATAGCCGATTCCGTAGTTACAGCTTGCCTCACAGGCTGTATTCATAAAGATGTTGCCGAGGGTTTCGACACTGCACTGACCTACAACACAGTGCGGAGTAATGCGGTCAATACTGTGTGTGCGTTTACCACTGTGGTTTGGGCTTAATTTTGTGTAATTAACAAGTTTTGAATTACTCATAATTATTCCTCGCTTTCTGCGTATAATTTTTTCAAGTCGATATTTTCCATAACTGCCCTTGCTTCAAGTACGGCTCTGTAATCGTTCATTGCTTTAATTTGCAAGTCATATGTACTGCGTGGGCAAGTCGGAATAAAATTCAGATTCCCTTTATCCCAGTTATCAAGCATTTTCTTTAAGCCATCGTGGCGGATTGATAACTGCTGATATTCAGCGATAAACCTTTCTTTGTAATCTTCGCTTAACATTTTGTCAACAGTATTAGATAAAACCATAATTATTCCTCGCTTTCGTCTGTTTTGTTATATTTATAAGCTGACAAGCCGAGCAGAGCGCCTAAGAAGGTGTCAACGGCTGTAATAGTGCCTACAATCTGTTCGCCGTATGGCAAGCCCCAAATGCCTGCTACGGCAAAGTAAAGTGTACCGATTGCAGGCAGTACGATAAGAGCAATGTATTTAAGTACATCATAGATTTTGTTTGTCATTTTCATTATTATCATCCTTTCAATTTAAATCTTCCGCCGAATGTGCCGACTGGTTGAGGTACTTATCAATCTTATTGATAGCCTCGGTAACTCTGCCGTTACAACCCTGCTGTTTCAGACCATCAAGACACGCACGGAGTGCATACATTGTCAAGGTCTGCTCGCCTTTGATTTTTTTGATTTCAGCGTTCTGCTTTTTGTTGTTTTCGATAAATTTAAAAACACCAAATACAACACCGCCAATTAAAGCTAACGCAGATATGATTTCTGCAAGCTGTACAATATCAATCTTCATCGCTTACATCTCACTTTCGACAGGCTCGTCAACGGTTGGATTGTCGCCCCAAACTGCCATGACAGCGTTATAGTATTCATCAGACAACACCGTTTTGAGCTGTTCTCTGCCTGATTTGCTGTTCATATATGCATTGCGGATGTTTCCGCCAACCTGCATTTCTTCACCGTTAAAGGTCAAAAACTGCTGTCTGAGTACCGAAACGCTGTCCTTTGTGAGCATATCGAG